GGAACGATGTTGTGAAAACTGAGGTTTTCCCTGTTGCTCCAACGATTACAAGCGACATCACCAAAGCTATTCAGGCTCAGATCCCCAATATCAACGATACTTCCCTGAATCGGGCTGTGTCGAAGATTGATGGACTCGTGGATAAGTACCGTAGCGGAAATCTTATCATGGATGGTGATAATGCCCTCAATTTAAAGAATGAGGTCAGCCAACTCATCAGTGAACTCAAGCCGGGGGCGGATAAAGAAGCTCTGGTTGCTGGATGGAAGTCTCTTAATGACATCTTAATTCGTAAGCAGTTGCAGAAAGTTGGGAAACTCGCTGATTATGATGCTCTTACAGAGCCGTACAGTAATTTCTCAGTTCTACGGAAGGCGGCGAAGGCTGCGAGGGCCAACAAAGGGAACTTCACCTCAAAACAGCTTGCTCAGGTCTCTCCGCCTGAAGGCCAGATGGGCTTTTTGGGAGAGACTGCGCACGAAGTCCTCGGACAAAGTCCTGGGAAGGGTAATTTCCTCGGTAGGAGTCTAGCTTCTATTGCTATGGGCGGAGTTGGAGTGGCTAATCTCCCAGCGGCCATTGGAATGTTTGTGGGAGGTCATGCTTTGTCCTCCAAGACAGCACAGAGAGCTCTCTTGGGGAATACAAGAATTCAAAGAGCTATGTCTAAGGCTCTTCGTAAGACGGAAAAATTCAATCGCAGACTCGGCACAGGTCTACGAGCGGCGGCAGTATCTAATCTAGGAGATGACAATGCCCGAAACTGACAAGGCGACAAAATACCTCACGGAAGCTCTTCGTACCGGGAAAAATCCGGTTAACAAGAATTTGAAGGATCCATTGAATCTGCGTATGCGCGGATACCAACTCTACACGAAGGAACAACAGACTCTTGGCGAGCCCTCAGTTTCCTACGAAGAGTGGATGAAGACTCAGCAATAAGGAACGACCATGCCTCGCAATAGCGGTGGAACATACTCACTCCCGGCCGGTAATCCGGTCGTAACCGGGGAGATTATCTCGTCCGCATGGGCGAATACGACCCTGACCGACATCGGCACCGCTATCACTGCGAGTCTTAGCAGAGCAGGCGAAGGAGGGATGCTTGCCCCTCTCTCCCTCTTCTCTGGTACAGCTGGATTCCCAGGTCTCACCTGGACAGCTGAAAGCACGAGTGGATGGTACAGAGCTGGTCTGAATGACTTCCGGTGGGTTATCGCTGGGGTTGATCGTGTTACTTTGACGACTGCTGGAGCCACATTTGCAGGAAATGTCACAGCAGCTAGTTTCACTGGGCCATTGACATCCGGTAACTTCGCCAACCCGAGCGCGTCGCTCGGCCTCGCCGCGGTCAACGGGAGCGCGGTCACGGCGATGCGCTCCGATGCCGCGCCCGCACTCTCGCAGGCCATCGCGCCAACGTGGACGGGATCGCACATCTTCACTTCATCGGGCATCGGCGCTACCCCGGCGATACGCCTTCAGTCCGCCTCGCCCTGGATTGCCTTTCGCGAAACCGACCAAGCCGCAGGCGCGCAGGACTGGTTAGTCGGGAACTCCGGCGGAAGTTTTCTCATCGTCTCTAGCATTGATGGATCGGCGCTCGACAACGTCGTGTTCAACGCCACGCGCACTGGCTCGGCTGTCTCCAACATAACCTTCGGCAATCCAGCTAACAGTCCCAGCTACACATTCTCCGGTAGTGGCGTTGTCACCACGGGCGGCGTGATTCGCGGCCCTCTGGGTTCCGTCACTGCCCCTACCTATTCCTTTTCGGGGCTGACCGGCGCGGGCATGTTCGCTAGTGGGGACGGCACGCTGCGATTCGCGACCAACGGAGTCCACAGCTTCATCCTCGATTCGATCAATTCCCGCAATATCTCGTATCACTCACTGCAAGTTGTCCCGGATGGCACCGCCGCGCTGCCAGCGGTGACGTTCATCAACGACACCAACACCGGCATCTACCTCGACAGCCCTGACTCGCTGTCAGTTACCGCTGGCGGCGTGAACATCGTTTTGATCAGGGGTGCCGGGTTGCTAGTCGGCACCGGCCGCATCTTCAATCAGGACGGCAGCGTTGGAAATCCGGCGTACACGTTCCTGAACGATCAAGACACCGGATTCTGGCGTGCCGCCAGTGACACCATCGGCCTATCTACTGGTGGCGTCACGCGGCTGGGAATTTCCACCATAGTCGCTACGTTCACCGTCCCGACGGAAGCGCCGTCGTTTACTACTACATCGTCGCGCGCCGTCAAACGTGAGACTGGCTCCCCAAGCAAGGCGTCAAACATCCTCTCTCGTCTTCGTCCCATCCTTTACAGGATGCTAGAGGGAGATGATAAGGAGCAACTTGGCCTCATAGCCGAAGAGGTCCACGAGGTGTGTCCTCAGCTTTCCAACGGTAAGACCGTCGCATACGACCGACTCGCTCTCTTGCTCTTATCCGCATGGCAGGAGGAGCGAGTAGCGTGACTACTGGGTACATAGTTGCTGGACGTGGGGACCTAGATGACCTGTTCGCTGTGCGAGTGTCAGCTCCTGGTGCTGCTACGAATTTCAAATCCAATGGAGGAGTTGACTTCAACCAACGCTTTGAGCCTCGTGGAGTGACCACCCCCATTGCGAACACAGGCTTCTTAGTCTCTGGTACTGGAGATCTTGCTCAAGTCTTCAAGAACAAGAGCGCTGTCGTAAACACCTACAACACAGGAACTGGAGCAGTTGAAGTCGTCCCAGGGTCAGTCACCTCTGTCACCATCACTGTATGGGGAGCAGGAGGCGGTGGAGGTCGTGGCTCTGTTATGGGAGGCGGAGGCGGTGGTGGAGGATACTCGCAACGCACAGTGGCGGTCACCCCCGGCCAGACGTTCACCTACACAGTCGGTGTCGGCGGCATAGGGCGAACTGGTTCTAATGGAAACGGAACTGCTGGTTCAGCCTCTACTGTGACGTCAGCAGCCCCTGTCGTTTCTATGACTGCGAATGGCGGAGGTCTTGGCACTACCGTCGCTGGAGGCAGTGGAGGTACGGCTTCGGGCGGAACCACCAACACTCAGGGAGATGTTGGATCCGTACCAGACGGTGGCGACTCCCCCAATGGAGGAACAGGCGGTGGACAGGGAGTAGCTGGAACAGCCCCCGGTGGAGGTGGTGGAGGAAATACAGCAGCCGATGCGAGTAATGGAGCTGCTGGACGGATTATTTTCGCGTATGCATAATAAGGATGATGACGATGCAATCAAACGACTCTGTAGTAATTGACGGCCCAAAGACCTTGACTCTTTCGCCACAGGATCTTTCAGTTATCCTGGACTCTTTGGCGGAGAGGCCGTTCAAGGTAGCGAACGGACCTATTTGCTCTATCATGGCTCAGCTGAAAGAACAGCAGCCGAAACCAACGGAAGAACCAAAATGAAAAAGATGCTCTTAGCGGCGCTCCTTCTTGGAGTTAGCTTCACTGTTCAGGCTCAGAACGTCACTGGTCAGGTGACGGTCAATTGGACGAATCCGACCACGGCTATAGATGGCTCTCCTCTCACGGGATCTCAGGCTTTGACGAAGAACCAAATCTTCGTGGAGACTGCAACGATCCCAAACGGATTTGCCGGAGCTCCAAAGGTGGAGGTTGGGCCCTCTATCAGTACAGGGGCAGTCACAATGACTGTTCCCAGTGGAGCTACTCTCTATGTTCGTGTGAAATCCTGCAACTCCGGAGGGTGTAGTGATTTTAGTAGTGAGGCGACAAAGGTAGTCACGGTCCCTAGGCCCGGAGTTCCAACAACTGTGACCATTCAACTCACCATAACTCCTTAAGGAGTAGATAATGCTCACAGTAATGCTTCTCTTAGTCGTAGGTGCCCTCGTGGCGGCTATCGTCGCTGCGATGGGGAAGTGCCCACTCTGGGTCAGCGTCATACTGCTTTGCGTCGCAATGGCAGTCCAGGTGATGCCGGTCAAGTGACCGCGTAAGCCCTTGTTTTTGTTGGTGTTTTAGCCACAGGCCCTCCAGGCTTAGAGTTTGGGGGCCTGTGGGGTAGCATTGGCATAGGGCCAAAATGCCTCGATAAGCCTTCTCGAGCTGCCACTTTTTGCTCTAGTACGGGTTTTCTAGCTTCTTGCCGCAGGTTGTAGCATCAAATGGGTCTGCAACGGCTAAAAGAACCCCCTGATGTGAGTAATAGAACTCTACTAGACGATAGGGGGAGTCTTCTGTCCCCTTCCCCACTGTGACTCTCACACAGATGGTTTCAATCAATTGAACTGAGTCAATAGGGTTGTCTTTAGAAATCATTTTTGTGGTATCCAAACTGTTGATGCCAGAACAACTTAATCAACTCCCAGATAACAAAGTGCCAGATCGGGGAACTCTCAAACCCCGCGTGAGCTACCGGCTCGTCTCCCTGCTCTGGCGACAGGGACGGGTCTCGAACCCGCTTGACCATAAAGAAGCCCATCCGTGGGCTCCTGCCCTGTTTTACGTCTTTTGGCGAGACGAATTGGTGGGAGGGGCTGGAGTTGAACCAGCAAGATGCCTTCCCGGGAGTACTAGCATCGCCCTTTCGGGTGCGTCTACCACTTTCGCCACCCTCCCAAATCTGTGGGGTATCGGCTGCTCGCTCCCCCTTCGCGCTAATTCCTGTGCCGACCTCGGTTCCCGCTATCCAGACTTACGGGACTATCCCATCACACTGCGACGAGTGAAGTGTCTGGAGGATCAATTCAAAGAGTGCCCGGTAACTCGTTGACTCCGCCGGGCCGAAGCTAGGGTCCCCAACTATCCCCATCGTCGCATTGCGACGCCAGTCAAACAGATATAGTAGGCAGTGACGAGTCTCACTGTATGCCGTCCTGTTTGATGGGGCGAATTTCATTATCTGGATGTAGGAGGTGATGTGCCCCCATACTCTCCTTCGCGGTACGGAGTTTGTGTTCCAAGTCCTCGCTCTTTGGCTGTGAGATCACGACATTGCTCCGGCATTCCCGCATCCATTTTCGCAGCCTGGAGAAATTTCGCCTTCTTTTCAGCAATCTCAATGTACTTGTCAAGAAAATGGCGAGCTTTTTGGAGATCCACGATTCCACCTTTAGACTTCCAGCGAAAGAGATATTTTGAAACTTGGCCTTGAAAATAGTCAAGGTTGAACTCCTCCACGATGTCCCAATGTTCACGCCCACTCGCCGTCTTGTAGTGAGTCCCGCCAATTTGATGGTCATTTGCTTGCATGTGCCATTATACCCCTCAAAAGTTACCGGATGCAACTTGAAAACACGTGATTCCTAATTCCCTCCATTTGTCCACCATTCGCTGACGATCTTCGTAGACGCAGAGAATATTCTCTAATCCGTACCCCCTCGCCCACTCAATCTTCAGGTCCCTGTCCTCAGTGAAGTCACCGTGAGGACGCATGTAGATCACATGATAGTTGACTCCATAGAGTTTCAGCCATGCTCGCGTCTTATCCTTGACGATATCTGACCTCCCGGTCATGATGGCGATGACATAATCCCTGGACAGAGCGTTCATGGCCGCAATGACAGGGATATTCGGTGAATCTGTGTCGCAGGCGTCGTACCATGCGTCCCAATCACGGAGCTTGCACTTGCAGTCTTCGTTATTCTTATTGCACCCTATCTCGTGAGGGAGGTTAAGGAAGTGATGACGAGCATGGTCCAAAGAGATCGTGCCGTCCAGGTCAAAGATAATCGTATCATTCATGCCATTTCTCCCATTCTTGGCAGGCGTGTCTCAGCGGTTCATCATGGATCATTTGGATGTACGATACGTTCCCCTCTCCTAGACGTCTACGGTACTCGGAGAACATGGGCCTCGCCACATCCTGGAACCAGAGGGTATGCATCCGGGAGTGAGCGCCCCCGTAGATGAATGTTCTAGCATCCCAGATGAATTTCTCCAGGATTTCACCCCTCGATATGAGTCTATGTCCAAGACTGAAGTTTCGGTAGGGGTCGTGAACCACCGTGGTCGCGTAGACATCTTCGAAGTTGGGGAGGTTCTTGTAGACGTGGAGGTTGTTGGTGAAGACCCGATACGGTCCGCACTCCCGGCCAAGGGCCTCGGAAAGAAGCTGCTGAAGCATCGTCATGTGAACGACGTTGGCACCGAGCATCCCCCATACGAGGTCATTGCTCCGGTTGCATACCGTCATTTCCAATTTCTCATTAACAATTCGAAGATAGATATGAGTGTTGCACGGGAGATCACGCTTGTTTTGGAGATCTGTGGTGGGATCCCACATGCCGATAACAGCTCGGCGGGTCCCCGGATCATCACGGAGTAGGATGTAGACTGAGAGGATTTGATTAACCTTAAAGTGACTGAACCATCTATGTCCATAGGCTCCGTGGACAAGATCAGTTTGTGGTTCCGCATATTCTCTGTACCTCTTGTTGAATTGCTCCAGCCAGCGTACATCGTTCATTCCAGCCATCATCCATACGAACTCCATTGTGTGGAAGTAGGGATTTGCCTGACGGATTGGATCATAAAGGATCCGCTCCAGCGGGTTGGTGATCTCCAATACTGTTGGACACGGCATAACTAAGACTTGACCGTTCCGTGAGTTATCGTGCACCGCATTGAGTCTCATTGAGGTGAGGGCCTCAACATACGCCTCAGGGGCGTTTCGTGCTTTGATGTGGATCATGATTCCATCCTGAATGTTTTGTTCTCTACGAGCCCCTTCTTAGCATTCTCCAATTGGACCCCATCTTTGACAAGACCAATGTATTTCCAGCCCACGGGAGGGAGCAAAGACCATCTAGATCTTTCAACTTTCTCCCTACTGTAGACATTCCAGTAGAGATCTCCAGAGATAATAGTTGGCCTGAATTCATACTCCATTGTACCCTCTCTTTGACTTTCCAGTCTTTGTCGCCACCCTCATGTACTTATCAAACTCACATAGGCAGTTCTGGAGGTCCTGGTTGCAGAACTTTGGGAAGCCAGCGGGAAGCCTGCCGTCTACGTAGGCTCTGATCTTCTTCACCCCCTCTTGGAACTGGCCGGGAGTGATCTTACCGGGCTCCCCGTAGAAAAACCACGACATCCCACGTAGACTCCCAGGACCGTGGGAGCACCATGTCCACCAGTCATCAGCTAGAGCAAGAGGGTGGTTTGTCGTGTTCTTTAGATCCGCTACGACCTGCGCCGCGAGGAAGCTCCCGAGCCCCTCCAGCTGTGTCAGCGCGTCGAAAGCGTTCGAGAGCCTAGGATTACTGGCCCCTAGGGCTGGCCCACGGGTAGCCATCAAAACCTTACGGTAGCCCTGTCGAGCGCCCTCGAGCACGTTCCTGGTTAAGTACGCTACCTTTCCCATAGGTAGGCCGTGGGTCGTAATCACATAGGCATTTCCCCATGTCTTGTATCCGCCTTCCATGCGTCGGTTCATTACCTCTTCAATCCAATTGAGGTTGAGGGTGAATGGGAACCCGACTTCCTCAAGGGTGTCGGGCCAGTTAACGAACCGCGCTAGAATCATGGCGAGTTCGTAGTTATCCTCCATCACGTACTGTCCCCATCTATTCCGCAACCACTTGGTGACGCGGTCATCCTCCCTCCGTACGTTGCAGAAGTAAGTGGAGCGAAATACTGGATCAGAAGTCCAAGGCTTGGGGAACCCCTGAGTCTTCAACTCGTAGATCTTATTGCGCTCTCTTATCCAGTAGAGCAGGATCTCAGGAGGCGGCTGAGTCAGCAAGGAATTGTTCAACGACTCCATCTGGCATTACTCCTGTTTCTAGTATCGGATAGATTCCAGCTGGTCCGCCTTTGGCGAGCTTCAGGTACTCCTGACATGACTTTCGGTAATCAAAATGGTCGCTAAGGATCTTGCGTCCAGCTTCGATCATGTGAGTTGTCATGCTCTCAGGGAGATTCACAGCCCAGTCCAAGACTTCTGCCAATGCTTCAGGTCGTATATCTGCGTCAACCGGAATGTAATTCTTTCCAGGTACGAAAAGCGGAACTTGAGGGGAATTCTCAGCCATATTCTCCCGAGTGCATATCGGGAGCACTCCGCAATTATATGACTCAATGCAAGAACGATTGAAGTGATTCCCCAGAGCAGCAAACTTACGGGAGTAAGACATGTCCACCATAGCCCGCGAAGTCTGATATTGAGCAAAGAGTTCGTCATGGGTCATCATTCCTTTGTATGTATTTCCACTTTCGAGGAAACTTGACCAAAGACCAACATACTTCGGCTTAACCTTATCCACTGAACGCATGTAGCGTCCTTCAATTCCGTCACCACCGAGCACGATAGAGGAGGACTGGAGGTGACGTGCAGCTTCCACGACTTTATGCATCTGTTTCCATGCCTTCCACACGTGGGCAGAGACAGATACAGGTTGTCTTCGTTCCCAGGTTGGGAGCGAATCCCACGGTAGGGGGATATGAGGCGCACCGATAAAGGCTCTCGGGATGGGGCACCATGCGAGGGCGACGTAGCCTGCGTGCTGAGTACACGTGATAGCTTTGATCTTATCTTTGAGAAGAGCGACATGAGGGTAGAACTCTCGGAAATGAGCATCGTGGGCCGCTATGATTTGAGTGGTAGGGACATCGTATACTCTCTTCCACCAACCTTCAGGGTCAGGTGGAGGTGCTGGGATTTCGTGAATGATAAGGTCACTTCGGCTAGCAAGTTCCCAATATCGTTGAAGTCCTTCACGATTCGTATATCCAAATGTTCTAACCCCATACCATCCGTTGGTGGTGTGACAAAGACCACCTGTCTGTGAGGGATAAGCTCCCTTAGACTTAGTGTCTGATTTCTTTCTGTATTCTGGAACTTTAGAATCTCTGAGGATGACGAATTCGCAGGTGTGTCCATCTTCCTTGAACCCCCTTATCAAGTTCTCAACGTGATTGACGATGCCGCCGTAGTCGCAGATTTCAAAGCAGGTGATAAGTATTCGCATAGATTCTCCCAAATGAAATCTCCCCGCCAACTCGTCAGTCGGCGGGGAGTGTTGTCGGCTTGAACCGGACTAGTTACGAAGCAGCCGGAGCCTCGGCCGGGGCCGGTGTAGGAGCCGGAGCGGCGACCACCGGGGGAGTGCTCAGCGTGATGTAGCCGCGGAGCACCGCGGAACGAAGCCAGCCGGACGGAGTCTGGACCGTGCCCTTTCCGTTGGTGATGCCGACACAGCCGTCGCGGAACTCGCGCACCGTCTTGCCTTCGTAACCCTTGATGCGATTCAGCCACTCCAGGCGCTGGCCTTTGACGGTCACGACTTTGTCCACGACCTGAATCTTGGCGTCCAGGTGATAGCCGTACGAGCCGCGCGGAGCCGTCTCCTTCGGGGGAGCATTCGGATCCACGACCTTGGGGACTTTCGGGGCCTTCGCAGCCTTCGGGGCCTTCTCCTTGGTCGGAGGAGTCAGGTCGGGAGCGGAAACAGTTGCGTCGTTCATTGGAGATTCCTTTGTTGTTACGGTGACCCATCGCCACCATTAGAAGCAATCTTAGCACGATCGTTTTCCTATTGCAATAGGGTAGGCGGCAGATGGACCACTTTATTTCGTCCGCTCCGAACCATTCCAACGTGTATGCTCGGCGGTACGTGAGCCATGAACTCGTTTGGCTCCAGCACCATCTCCATCCCCTGATCACTGTTCATGAATCTCTTTCCACTCTCCGTCTTCGCCTGGAAAGTGACGCTATCTTCCTCCTCATTGACTAAGACCAGGATATCAATCTGGGTATTCATTTTCGCGGTGCCTGTGTAGTGAGGCTAAGAGACTCTGCTGGTCCCGATCCTTGGAGTTTAGAACTTTTAGTACCTTGACGTCTAGCGTATTGTCCGCAACGAGATGGTACACAAAGACTCTATCAGCTTTCTGACCTTGTCTATAGACGCGGGCAATAGCTTGATCGTAAAACTCAAGGTTCCAAGTAATACCAAACCAAATGATATGACGGCAGCTCCCTTGGAGGTTAAGTCCATGGCCCATACTCGCTGGATGTCCGAGGAGGACTGGTATATCTCCGGCATTGAATCTATCAATGATCGCTTCCAGACGCTTCGGTGATACTCCAGACCCGAGCACTGGTACATCACCAAGCCTGTCCGTAATCCGTAGTCGGTCATGATCGAACTCATAAAGAACCAGCGCCGGGGCTCCGTTAAGCTCGGCCAAGATACTTTCCAAGGCATCTAGCTTCTCCTCATGGATGGGTAGGTGGATGCGTTCACCTTCTATGGTCTGGTAGACCGCCCCATTTGCGATCTGCCGGCATTTGATTCCAGCGACAGCCGCGTTCGCTGCGACTAGATTTCCTTCCTCCAAGAGGGTAATGAAGTCATTTTCTACTTCGTCGTAGATTTTTCGGGCTTTTTCGGGTAAGGTTATAGAGATTGATTGGAGTATCAACTCTGGCATCTTGAGGTAGTCTTCGGCGCTTAGCTGGAGCACGAGCGGGCTGACTTTTTCGGTCACTTTCTGGAAGCTCCCCGGAGACGGCTTCCAGTCGTACACGTTGTATCCGCTCCTTTGGAAGTACGTGTTGCGGAAGTGTGTAATGTATCTCCCAAGAGACCTGCCTAGATCCAAAATATAGATTTGCCCAAATAGATCTTCCAATCCGTTTGGCACTGGAGTGCCCGTCAAAATCCACCGCCTTGTGAAGTTCTGCAATAAAGGCTTCAAAAGCTTGAACCTCTTTGTCGTGGAATCCTTGAACTTTGAACTCTCGTCCACGCAGAGTACGTCGAATTTGGGATACTTCGTTAGAGGGTCGAACAGCCATAAGAGTCCCTCGGGGTTGATAATGTAGATATCCACATCCTTTTGGATGTTGTATAGCTTCCCCGGTCCATGGAGAATCGTATATGTCAGCCCCTCAAAGTCAATCCACTTCTGGATCTCGTCCGGCCAGACCTTGTAGGCCGGTCTTAGAGGGGCCACTATCAACATCTTTTTGACGTATCCCTTCTCCTTTAAGATTTTGAATGCCGCTAGGCACACTGACGTCTTGCCCAGTCCCGGGTCTAGGAACAGGCCCCCCGATCCTTGCGATAGGAGCAGCTTGATCGCTCTCTGCTGATACGGATGAGGGTTCCAGTGCGGCTTTGAGGGTGGTGACAGCACCGATAAATGTGTCGTGCCAAGTTGCTGGGATTCCACGTCTATGTAGCTCCGAAATACGGTATTCTTGGAGTTTAGTTGGGACTTCTCCTCGTCGCTTAAATTCGATAAAAATTGTATGACCAGACGGTGAGATGAAAAGTCGGTCTGGCCAGCCGTCTTCTGCGAACTTAACTTTCGGGGTGAGGAAGCCATGTTTCTGTGCCCATTTGACTACGTTGTTCTCTATGTCTTTTTCAAGTTCGGACATACTCGTGTTACCTGTATGAAACTGAGGGTTTCTGTTCGTTCACCGCACTTGAAGCATTCCTCAATTCCAGGATTCCCCATCTCTTTGTCTTTCACCTTCCGCCAGTCGCACCTAAAAGCGACAGGGGCCACCTTGAGATTTGCTAAAAGAGCAGTAGACACAGTGGTATCCGGGGTTTGGGATGAATGGATCAATGTAGCTGGTCTGTTCCCTATGAGACCGCTCAAGTTTGAAGACTCTATCTGTCCACTGCTTCCGCAGTTCAGGCACTTGATCTCTATCAATGAGCTTTTCCCTGTTCTTATTGAGATCAAGGTAAACATGGATCGCCCGCACCCGGAGCACTGAAGGGTGCTCGGCGAATATCGTGAGACCATAAAGGTCTTTTTGGTCGTCGTGGTCGGGGTAGATTTTTCCGCTTTTCCAGTCGTAGAGGAGAGCTTCTGGCTCGTTGACGATTTTAAGATCGAGGACTGAACGGAGCCATGCTTCTTCCGAGTCCCACGGGACTGGCTCCCAGTTCCTGTTGAGGGCGACTTTATGTTCCGGGAAGACATTCTGGCTCCTTAGGTATGTGAAGAATCCATGGTAAAAGTCAAGGTCTGTTGGCAGCGTTTGAATCTCGTTCTTTATGAACATCTCCACTGTCTTGTGCATGTCAATCCCCCGCTCTGCAGCAGGAGACTTCGCAGTATCAATTTTCAGGAGATACTTGTAGCGATACTTAGCTGGACAACTCTCGAATGTCTTGAGTTTGGATAGACTCCAGGTCAGTGGAGTCGATGGGGATGGGGGTCCACTGTCCTGATTCGTCATCTAGATACTCCAAACGTGAGGGTCCTTGGATGGTCACCATATGATTCTCATCGAGCTTCTCCAAGACTTTGACAGCTGCGATAAAGAACTGGCCCTCTTGGATATCGGGTGTCCCAACCATTTTCAAGCGAAGTTTCATGTCTTTCCCTCTTTGTCTAGCATACGACCCTCAAATCTTGCTACCTGTTCTTTGAGCATGCAGAGTATGTCCTTCCTGTCTGCTGTAGAAAGATAGCTGACACGATCTTTGAAATCGTGTGTTAGCCCGAATGGAAAAACCATAAGGACAAACCCGACTTTTCGTTTATCTCCTGGTTCTAGCCCCTCATTGAGATATTCATCAAAGACGTCCCCCATAGCTCTCATCTTCTGTAGAAGTTCGGGTTCTACTGCACGGTCTCCAATTTCGTGGTCTTTCATTCCACTTTCTCCGTGTCGGCCCAATTCGCTCCCATGAATCCATCGCTGAGCATTGGTACGTCAAACCTGTCTTTGTTCATGCATTCTTTTAAGAGGCGCATTTCAGCGGGCCAGGAGTCACTTGGGGATGAGATGTTGATCTCGTCATGGACTGTAGCCAGAAACTTTGGCTCCCAAGAACGACTTTCGTGCCAATCAATGAGCGACTCTTTAGTCTGGTCCGCGGCGGAGCCTTGGATGAGATAATTGAGTAGCTTATACGAGAAATCCATGAGCCGGCCACCAACTTCCTTAGAGGGCTCCCTAAAATAGACACGACCGCCCCACGTCCGAATTGGCTGTCCGGACTTACCACGATCTTGTACACCCCGCATAAGTTTGCGAACTCCCGGCATCGCGTTGAGGTAAGCTTCTTTGATTGTAAACGCATCACCGTAACCACGTCCGAGTTGAATCGAGAGACCTGTAACTCCACTTCCATAGATAATAGAAAAGGAAGTGATTTTGACTTCTTTGCGGGCATATCTTACTCCGATCATTACTTCAATCATCTCAAGGGCCATCTGGTGCGGGTCTAGGGAGGGGTTGGCTCGGTAGGCTTCGCATAGAGTTCCGTCTTCGAAATGAGCCAGGATTCGTATTTCTTGCGAAGAAAAGTCTCGTTTAAGCCAAACGTGTCCATCGTCTGGGAGGCAGTAGCGTCGCATTTGAGGTAGTGGATGAAGTCCGCTAGGAACAGGAAGGGGATCGCCTGTTGCGGTGACGAATTCAGTGGGGACGTTCTGAAAATTTGGAGAATCTGACGATAGTCTCCCGGTCCTAGTTCCTTTCTTACCATTAGTCTTCTCCTCTCTTGCTTGGCGCACTTGATTCCAGTTGGGGTGGACACGACCATCTGTGGCTGACATCTCCAGCCAAGGTCGCATGAACGTGGACAGACAGGTTCCGAGGGCTGAGTGATAGTCCATTAAGACCTTTACCTCGGGGATAACGATCTTAAGGTTGTCCTTGGACATGCTCCTTTTCTTACTTTTCTCCGTCAGTGTCCATTCTGTGACGGCCCCTGATCTCTCAAGAGCATTTGCAAAGCTCTCATCTCCCTGGAGTTCATCGGTCGAACACCCAAGTCGTTCAGCCAGTAATTGCTCAGATCTTGTATAGCACCAACTATAGACGCTCTCGTGGTGCTCAAGGGTATCTCGGTCGAGCCTGATTCCTCTTTGGGTCCCGGCGAGCATGTGGGGGAAGAGTCGTTTTTCTCGGTCATAGGCGGCCACCATCCCGTCCGCTTCTATTTTGGCATACAGGTGATCAAATAGTTTGCGAGTTCTAACAACGTCACCAACTGCATACCTCCCAACGAGATCGCCAGGAGCTTTGGATATGAACGCTCCTGCATTCTTTCTTGTTGCTCCAGGAACGTTTGATACGATCCAGTCATAGAGCTCATTTTGCTCAGTAGGAGCCATGCCAAGATACCGCTCTGCGCTAGGCTTAAGACTGTAAGTAGGAGCGTAGGGATCAGCCAGGAAGAGGAGGTACATTGTGTCATTGAACAGCCTCCACGGCTTCTTGTACCAGTGGAATCTTGCGTTGCAGAGATAGGTGTCCCATACCGAGACATCAAAACTAGCATTGTGGAACAAGAGCTCTCGCTCCGTGTCCCTGATCTTGGTCATATACTCGTGGGCTTTTCCGTAATCGCAGTTGTTGTTTGTCGGGTGCCCCCAAGAGAGATAAAAAGGTTCCTCCCCAGGAATCCAAATAGCGACTCCACAAGGCTTCGGAGGGTTAATGATGGGATTACCTACGATGGCATCGGTTTCGAAGTCCACCGTAATAGGATTAGGTGCCATAGAACTCCCGTAAAGAAAAGAGGGTGCTAGAGGCGGTGTTCTGGATTCCGGCACCGGCTGATACTAGGCTCGCCCTCTAAGGCGTCAGTACTTCTTTGTCTTGCCGTCGTCTTCCTTCTTCTCTTCTCCCTCACCATCACCGCTGGCGTCATAAGGCGTCAGCAGGATTTGATCAATCGGTTCCCTGCGCATGTGGAGTGCGCCGAGTACCGATTCATCAGCTACGATTCCCTTGCACGCGAATCGCACAAGGAACTGCTTGTTCGGGTCTGGTTCAATAGTGATCTCTGTGAACACCGACCACGGTGGCCGTCGGTACTCCACAGCGATACCATTGACATAGGAGCCCCAATTACGAATGGACGTCACTGGCACCGTGAGGACAGCGACTTCCGCCTTCTTGATGAACTCCACCGGGTCCCCATCCCTTGGGATTTCAGGGACCAGCCCAAGTCGGCGACTGGCCCGACAAGCCTTCCCTCGCTTCCCCTCGCCTGCGCTCCCCCATTTGAACTTGTCGCAGCTTTCGCAGGTAACGGACTGCTTCTCTTTTGAGTCCTCATGGGGGACCATTTCGTCTCCCGTGAGCGAAAGAGCAAAGCAATCAGGGTTCGCCGGGTTGTTCACATCAAACGGCTTGGAGTAGTAACGATGCTGTACCACGCTGGAGATGATGATACAGGTCAGCTTGTTGCCCGGAACCTTCTGGTTCTGGTACATCATCACTCCCCCACGCAGGGAGATGTTGGAAAGGGAAGGTCGCTCCAAAGCGGCGATTTCCTTCGCAGATTCTGCCAGTTTTTCGGCCCACTGGACTGGGAGGTTTGGGTCGGTCATTCGTATTCCCTCCGAATTTTGCTGATGTGGGCTTCCAGTGCATATTTCGTCTTCAGCAATTCAGCCTCAATGACTGGACCATCCAGCGGATCTCCGCCGCCTTTCCATGAGTCGGCGATTGCAGCGGCTGCGAACTCATCAGTGAGTTCACTTAGCCTTTCCCACATTTCGTCAACCTTTACCTTCTGCGCTTTTGTCTTATTCGCCATACGACATTTCCTTAGGGTTTAGCTACTGATAGATCAAACACGATGAACCGATCCACACCGGGGATAATGATGCCATCCTCCCACCGGGATTTCACGGCCGCTTCGGTGAGCCTCCGCTGCATGAGATCAAACGCGTCATTTTCCTTCATGTACGCATGGACCTTCGCCCAGTCCTGAGCGATGGGTTTGATCTTCTCTTGGATTGTGACGCGGGCCAAGGTTCCGCCAATGCTGGATACCTTAGATGCCTGAAGCTCTCTGATGAGCTCTTCTTTGAGTTTGGACTCTTGCTCTTGAATCCTGTCCACCTGCCTCTGCATCAGCAGGCGTTGCTCTCTTGTCGCATAAAACAAATCAACCTTCGCACTCAAGTTTTCGAGGGTCATACACTGTCCGTTTATAGGTGGCAGTCTTATAAGTATACGCCTACGGGACTGCTCACGCAAGCGTTATTTTACAGATTCCACCCAAGTTTGTCAGCGTAGCGTTTCATTTCTACGTAGACATTATGGTCTATTGCGATACGGTCAGTGGGTCTTTCATGGTTGTTGGCGTGAAGCCAGATTTGATAACCGTCGTGACCGATGTAGACTCCATCACCGAGGTAACGAGGTTCTCTGAATTGCGGGTTCTCTTCCTTTTCCATTAGTTAGCTCCTGTGTTCATGCCAACATCTTCTTCTCTCTGTTTTATGATCAGCTTGATAAACTCTGTTTGGTTTCGTACTCCTAGTTTGGCAAAGAGTTTGGCCTTGTGTGTGGACGCTGTCTTAGGAGAGATGCCAAGCTCCTCTGCGATGGAAAGAATCGTCTTGCCCTCGTACAGGCCGTCCATGATCTCTTGCTGTCGTGGGCTCAGAGGCACTTTAAGAACCTCGCGTGAAGCTGTGAGTCCAAATGGCAGTCCATATTGTCCTTGCATTCTTTAAACTCCTCGATCGCCACCTTGCAGGAGGCATAATCTTTCTGCTTGCTCTTGGAAATGGCAACGACGGAGAAGCCTAAGAACACGATGATGGAAAGAAGGATGTAGATTATCCATCTGCTCAATTCGTCGATGTCCTTTCTATAGAATCCATTGTGGATTCTACGGTTCTCCCGTCTCTGGGCGATTTTAGCTTGAGGAATCATCGTCCAGTACCTCCTTCATCGTTTTCTTGATCGTTTCAATGGCGTCCTCTCCAGCCAGACGAATCCCGTCTTCCACGTGATCCATTTCTCCGTCAGCCCGGAGGATACCTTCCAGGATCAAGCGGGACATCTGGCCAATTTCATTGGTCTGGTGACAGCACAGAGCCATCCCCATGAGAATCTTCCATCGTTTTTCCTTCGGCTGCTCTTTCAGATTCTGCCAGTTCCTGACGGCAACCTCTACGTGGGCCTCAGCGACTCCGCTAATGGCTCGTAGGATATCGTCAAATACATTTTTCTGCATAAGTCCACCTTGTATATAGGGCAACCCTTAGCATAAGGGTCCGCCTAGCATAAGGCAACCCCTACTTGCTCTGGATGTTACATAAGCGCACACTTACACACCCGGCCCACAAGGGCGGGATCTAGGGATTCCAATGAACAGACGTGGATTCTTTAAGCTGCTCGCTTCTGGTCTTGCAGTTCCAGAAGAACTGCTGGTTCCGACGAAATCAATCTTCCTAGCTCCCATCGGGGGCTGGATTCATAACGGTCTAGTGATCACACCTGAACTTTTAGTAAGCTCAGGGATCATTAGCAGATACTCTGGATACGATGTTATCTTTGTGCCTCCCAATGAGGTGCTGAAGGAAACAGATATGATCTGGAGTCAAAGGTACGGGGGACATCTGTGACAGTACTCAGCTTCCGGACCTTCAAGGTTCCGCAAGTAACCGAAACTAAATTCTTTCAATCTGTCGAAAAAGCTAATGAGGACTTCGCACGAGATGACTTAAAGCGAAGTGGACTAGACCTTACGGATCTAGGAGCCTACACTCATCCGATGCTTAGGCTTCCGGAGAAGGCTCAGGCTGGCTACGTGATTCCGTACTTTGGCCTAGACGGGAACCCGATAGTAGACGGACAGAACAATCTAATCATGCATAGGACTCGGTTGAAGTACCCCGAGTTTGCAAAGGAATCAAGATACACTCAACCTTCCGGCGAGCAACTGGTGAAACATGGCCTCCCTTCCTATCTCCCCTACTTCCACCCCCTCAGTTTCAGCAATCAAGGAGACGTATTCGTCTGCTGCGAAGGGGAGAAAAAGACAGTCTCGGTCCTTAAGTATCTCGGTCTACCCGCGTTCGGTATCGGCGGTTGTCAAATGTGGCGGGATCCGGGTGGATCTGGAGCTATCCACCCGTGGATTAAAAGACTATTCCAACAGCGTGGAATCCAAAAACTACTTATCATCCCAGATGCGGATGTATTTAGATACGATATCTGCAATGCTTATGGAACTTTTGCAGCAGCCGCCGAAACAGAGGGACTTGCAGTTGAGATCGCAAACCCGCAGGGAAAAATTGACGATCTCATCGTATCGTGGGGAAAGGATGCGTTGGAACTGTTTGGGGCTCTGCCACGCATTGCTTCAAAGGACCTCGTCCAGAGTCCTAATAGTCTCATTAAGAGGTTCAATCTTGCTTTCCGCGTCGATGCAAAGGATCGCCCGATAGTTCACCAGCATACGTCCAACATCATGCGACTCATGGAGGAGCACTCTGCCTTCCCCAAAGTCTGGCGCAACTTGGACAATAACAGAGTTATGATCGGCGACAATGCTGCTCAGCCTGATCTAACTGAGATGGATATCGCCAATTACTTCCAGCATAATCTCGGCTTTGACAAGGTCGGACACAAGACCATCTACTCTTGCATCCAAGCTCTATGCAAACGGAACGCAAGGAGCCCAATGCTCGAGTACATCAAGGGACTATCTTGGGACGGGGAACCAAGACTTGACACTTGGGCGATACGTCACTGGGGAGTTAAGGATACTGAGTTCAACCGGGAGGCGATGTCCAAGTGGATGATAGCCTCTTGTGCTCGCATGGACAAGCCGGGTACGAAGGTAGATTGGATGCTCATTGTGACAGGCCCCCAAGGGACTGGGAAGACTTCAATGCCATCGATTCTATTCAAAGAGAACAATCTGGTACTCTACGGCGAGCACTCGGATAAGGACTTCCATATGCTCCTTCATTCATCTCTTTGTGTCGGGTTCGACGAGCTGGACAACTTCGGTAAGAAAGAGACTACATTCTTAAAGGCAATGATATCGAGGTGCGAAGATGCATTCCGACCTCCCTATGGACCAAGCGTTGAAGTCTTTCCACGTCGCTTTACACTCTATGGCTCTGGCAATCGCCATGAGTTTCTACAACACGACCCATCGGGATATCGTAGATACGCTGTATTGGAAGCTGGTAGAAAGTTGGACTTCGGAGGGCTTGATGCTGAACGAGACCATCTTTGGGCAGAGTCGTGGGCTCGCTACGTTCAGGGATGCGATTACTTTGAGCTCGCCGGAGCAAGTGAGCAGGCTGAACGATTTGTGGTGCCAAATCCCATAGAGGATCAGATAATCAATTGGATAGAGATGCAGAAGACGAACAAGAGTGGAACGAATGTGAAGGATGGATTCCTGTACTTCACTATGACTCAGCTTCTAATGGGGATTAATAGAGAACGTGATCTTTCTAATTCGTTCGCTATTCGTGAAGTTGCAGCGGTCTTACATAAGCTAGGATGCGAACAAAAGAGTAGTCAGGGATCTCCCGTCCCAGGCGTCTATGGACGTTATTATCAAGTGTCTACGAGCTAGCGCGCCAGCGCGTATATAATAAGGTTTGAGACTGAGCAAAAAGAGCTTGCATTTGAAAACCTAGAGCTGCATCATATAGGTGCGGGCTTACACCGCACTGGAAATCTAACCGAGGTAACTTAAATGAAATCTCTACGCTTAAAGAACACACACGTTTTCCGCGAAGGTTACATCACCTTCCCCAGCATCAACAAGGCAAAGGACTTCTCCCGCAAGCTCGGGGGTGCTGGTCAGGTCAGCGTAATCCACCGCTTCCCCACGGCTTACTCTGTCTTCGCCCTTAAGGCCGGGGAGTTCCCTGACGACATGGAACTCACGTACTTCGCCGCCAACTTCCAGGCCCAGCTCGACCAGCTGGAAGAGATGGCCGACAAACTGGCGGCGGTGAAGTCATGAAGTTCGTAAACGAACATGGCCGGAATGCCCATAGCTCCTGGATGCTCAAGCAGCTTGGGGTCAAAAAGCTCCCCTCCGAAGGTATGCCGATTCGCATGGTCCAGGATATCATGGTGTGGGTGGAACCGTTTGTTCCTGCCTTCCGCAGTGGAGTCCGGGTTAAGAGTTCCACCCACCGCGTCCGCTGCTACTGCCCGGAGTGCGGAAAGAAAATGTCGGCCGGTCGCCTTCACCAGCACATCTGCAAGCCCACCACCAAAGACACTTTGTCGGGGTTACAGAAATGACACACGAACAGGCAATCCGATGGTTCAAGGATGACTTCGACATTAACATGAATCGAGTCATCGGTGTTAAGGTTCCTGACGAAGCCCTTGACATCGCAGCTGAAGGAGTCGTGCTGTACACTGAAACTGTCACCAAGGACCCCACTCGTCTTCATGCGTTTATGACAGGGATGTCAGTGCTTCTCATGAATCTCGCAATGGCTGACAACGATGGCGCATTTCTCTTTAGGGAGTTGGAATAATGAACAACGTAATCTATGAACGTGAACTCTGGCACAAGGCGAACCACAACCGCTGGAGAGTCTGTGTGACCAAAGAAGTGAACATCTACTGTGTGTTCGTGGAGGCATGGTCCACCCTCGGGGAGGAAGTGGGCAAGCCCGAACTGGTGATTCATGTCCCCGTCCTCCAGTCCAAGGCCAGCGAGATCTGCCTTGAACTCGCCTGCTATATGTTCAAAGACAAGCGCGCCCTCCAGGGCTGGGAGGTTATGTGATAACGCTGTTCAGATCTTCGGATAAGAGGCACCCCGGCTTCCGCTTCGTTGAGCACCCGTTCGAGGTTCCTCCCCCTGATATGAAGGGGTACAATCGGTTCACGACCCTTTCCCGTCACATGGATCTGGACCAGCTCACCAAAGATGAAAGAAAAGCTGTAGAACTCTTAGGACAGGAGATTGAAACATGCGGGGCGTGATAAAAGCCAAGACGTTCGATGATGTGATCTTCTACGGGGCTGAGCGGGGCCTGTCCGTGTTCCCGATCAAGCAGCCCGACAAATGGAGGGACGAGTGGTACTTCAACTTCGCCCCTAACATTGGAGTCGAGGAGATCTGCCGTTGGTACAACGAAACAACAGAGCGGAGGGATGGCGGCTACGTCCATGGAACCCTCCTGTTCTACAGCGAGGGAGAGTACAGCCATGTCTAAGTACGGTTGCGGAGCTACGTTCACGATCTGGGTCCCAAGAGGATGGAATCAAAGGGAGGTCAAGGTGCGCTGTGGGAGCACGGCTATTGACGGTGGAGTCAACCAGTGTCAGCACTGTGAAGTGATCGTCGGTCAGCCCCCACTCCCCATGGAAGAGGAGGGAGACCTTGAGTGGGACCACAGGGTCAACGGGGGAGGAGAGTAGAATGAAAGTCGGAGATAGAATTCTAGGAAAAGAGGGGCACTTGAAAGGACTGCTCCTTGTGATAAGGGAGATAGGGGACGACATGGACTCGGTCACCTACGACTGCGAAGTCCTGGAGGATGGTAGGCTCTATCGGAAGGGAGATGAAGTGACCCTCTACCGCTTTGAATTCGAAAAGACGGAGCAACTGTCATGATTTGGTTCTGGATAGCCGTGTTCCTATACGCGTCCTGCTCGAATTGGGATAACAAGGAGTAAGATATGGTCGGACTTAATCGCTTCTACCCTCTCATTGATTGCTGCTGCTTCATCATTGCTGACATGGGAGGGGAGCCAGATAGGAAAGAATACCTTGGGATGGACTGTCCATTGGACAAAAGTGTCCTCCAGATTGCAAGCGAGCAATGGGGGGAGAGAATGTCGCTACTCGCCAAAGCCCGCGCCGTCCGTAGCGCGACCCTTGAGCTCGACAAAGGGAGGGGAGCGAAGGAGATAGACGAGTTCATTCGCTGGTTCCTTGATCGGGAGGGATGACAATAGACTTCATATCTACGAGGTACGGCTCGAATTCGGCAGGAAATCCATAGTAGTACCGTCCAAATCCCAGGTCTTTACCTGGGATTTTGATTCTACGGACTATCATTCCACGGGATATAAGTTCGTCAGCAAGGGATTTACGAAAGCGATAGGAACCGAATTGGGATTCAACACCATTGGCGATGGCTATTTCACGAAGAGTCATAAGAGGCATGGGTAGCTCCAGGTATGAAGGGTAACATATGGTAACAGTCCACAACAGGGAGAGCAATGGCTCAAGTTGTTGTTTTTACAGGAGGGTAATAGGAGTAACAGGAGTAACACTATTTCTTGTGTGTATAGTAAAAAAGAAAATTCTAAAAGCTGACCGTAAAAAACCTTTGGTATTCCCGTTACCCCGGTTACCTGTGTTACCCTCCCCTCAGATAGGCTTTTGATAGCCATTTGAACGGTAGTTGATGGCCTTTGAATGGGTGTTTCGGGACGTGGACTAGCAATCCCCTGCCCATTCTCCCATCCATTTCATTTGTCGATGTCTAATCTTACGTCCAAATCCCAGCTCGAGAGGCTCCGGATAACATAACAGAAGTTAACATAATACACAGATAACATAATACGGAGCTGCATTATGTTAAACTCCTGTCATAATATAGATGGCACGGTCCTTGCATATGCAAAAGCTGTGCCACATCTTTATTATGTAAGATGGCATAAAGATTGCTATGCAATAACCGTGCCATCCGTATTATGTAATCTGGCACAGATATTGCCATGCAAAAGCCGTGCCACGTCTTTATTATGTTAAAGAGCTCTTATATCTTAACATAACGCTCCGCATTATGGTAAGTGTCAAAAATTGGCACAATGTGTCCAAGGACGACACAATGTGCCCAAGAGCGTCAGGTAACATAATAGAAATTGGCAAGGGAGGCGTCTGGCTGGCCTGTTTGGGTTGGCACGGGGGTTGCATGTACTAGTAGGCCAGCGCTTATGCTGGCGTTACAAAAATCTAGGTGTTGTATGTCCAAAGCCACAAAGTCCATTGCCGCCCCTGCCGCCGCCGAACCCGTAGTGGTTGCCCCTAAGGTCACGCCGGTTACTGCCAGCGCGCCCGTAGTGCAAACCCTTAGTGTCAAGCCGGGCATTGTGTCCCGGGGCGCGCGTGCCGCGTGGTACGCTCTGGCCCTCCAGTACAATGGCAAGCCGGTCGCCGAATTTTTGGCCGCTGGCACGGCAAATCCGCCGTCGCTGTATACGGCGCGGTCCAAGCACAACGGCAATCCGCATAGCGCGGTCGGCTACCTGCGCGGTCTGGTACGCCGGGGGTGGGTCACCTTAGTCTAAACCCCTAAGGTAATCGGGCCGGGCCCTTAGGGGTCCGGCCCTTTTGCGCGCGTCTGTGACGCACTGCATCAATTACATAATAAAGATGTAACATAATATGGATGTAACATAATGCATCTCTGTCATAACGCCCGACTCCATATGTAAAATGACTCCCCCCGGGGATTCTTAAAATAAAATTCACAAAAACAATCACCCGACTCACGTTCGTATTTTCAGGACTTTCTAGCTACGTGCGAGGTTCGCTTTCGAAGAAGTGCGAGGATTGGGTGTAGAGCTATTGCATTCTCGCTTTTTATCCTGTATGCTTCTCCTCCATGGATCTCATTCCACAAGATACGAAGGAACCTGACGTCCTGGTCAAGTATCAGGGGGTAGACGTCCTACTCTCCGATGTTTCGCGTTCCACTCGCCAAATCGCTCGTTCCCTCCCTCCAGCGCCACGGAAGCAAAAGCTCCTAAACGCAATGGATGAGACCTTTGATCTAATTGGTGGAGTCCCCCGGCTCGCCGTGTGGGCTGATGAGAACCCAGACGACTTCTACAAGCTCTACGGGAAGACGCTCCCCCAACAGATCCAGGCCTCTATCGACGGTAAGATCCAGTGCATCATTCGGCCAGCCCTTCCTCCTTCCCCATTAGATGGAGAGTATCATGAGATCCAAAGCGGAGCTGATAGAGATCTACGGAGTGGAGGGAGTGAGGGAACGCTCACCGGGTCGTCTCCAAGTGATGGAGGAGCACGCCGGGAGGAAGATGGTATGGGTGGATGAGGAGGATGCGCTCCCGCCAGTGGAGCCCTCCGACCCCGTGGTCGTCTCCGAGGCTGATCTTGATCTCGGGTTCGAGGACGAGGATGGAGAGGATGAAGAGTGAGTCGGATAGAGCCCTCACCGGAAGGGGAGATCGTAGTACCCTACGTTGCTCGTCGTCAATTCCTTCCGTTCCATTCTCGTTCCCAGCGGTTCAGCTGCATGGTCTGTCATCGCCGTGCGGGGAAGACAGTCGCCTCCATAAACGAACTCATCGCCAGAGCAATCTACAGCAAGAAGAAGAGACCTCGCTATGGCTACATCGGCCCCCAACTCAAGCAAGCGAAGAAGATCGCTTGGGAGTACCTCAAAGAGTACACTCAGGGTCTATGCGACAAAGTATCGGAATCGGAACTATACGTACGACTTAAACACAATGGAGCTGAGATCTGCGTCTACGGTGCCGATAATCCTGACTCCTTCCGAGGCCAGTATTTTGATGGAATCGTTCTTGACGAGTATGGGGATATGTCCCCTTCGGTCTGGGGCAAGGTTCTACTTCCAACGCTCGCTGACCGGAAAGGATGGGCTGTTTTTATTGGGACATTCAAAGGGAAGAATCACTTCTATAAAGTTCATAGAAGAGCCGAGGGGAAGGACTTACTCCCCACAGAGGACGCTGAATATTTTAGAAAGAACTGGTATTCTTTCCTTCTAAAGGCCAGCCAATCCGGGATCCTATCAGATGAAGAACTGCAACTCCAAAAGATGGAGCAAGATGATGAAGAGTACCAGCAGGAGTTTGAATGCAATCCAAACGCGGCTGTCAAGGGAACATACTACGCGTCAATCATCGCCAGCCTTGAGACTCGCGGTCAGATCTATAACGACCGGGCAGCTTATGACCCTGAATTCCCCGTCGACGTATGGAGTGATCTCGGCATATCAGATTCTACCGCTCTCTGGTTTAGTCAACGTCGTCCCGACGGGTACGCCCTGATAGACTATGACGAAGCAAGTGGAAAGAAGCTGGAGTACTATTCCGATCTACTGTATGCGAAGCCATATCGTTACGGGACCATTTGGGCTCCGCATGACATTAGAGCTCGCACCCTCCAGACTGGGCGCTCCACTATCCAGATGTTTCTCGAGCAGTTGGAAGATATCCAGCGCTTTGATCGCACTTCCGTCGATCCCATTGTACGTATTATTCCCAAGCTCGCGATTCAAGACGGTATTCAAGCGACTAGGAAGATCCTATCTGACTGCTACTTCGCCTCCTCCACCACAGATGGGGTTGAGGCCCTCCGGGCATACAAGAGAGCATGGGACGAGGATAGGAAGGTGTTCCAAGAGCACCCTCACCATGACTGGTCATCGAACGGAAGCGACGCCTTCCGGGGCTTCGCGATCATGGCGAAAGGAATAGTGACTCTAGCCGAGATAGAGGCTAAAGAGAACGAGCACAAAGTGAAACTACCAGAAATTCAACTTGAGCCCTTGTTCGAGCATCGCGAACGAGTGCTACGCATGAACAGGGGCAGAGTATGAACGAGACTTCAACATACGGGTCCAAGGCTAAGTCCAAGGGAGAGAGGAAAAATCCCAACGAGCAGTTCCCGGATACGGAAGCTGGATGGGCCTCTCGCTGGTCAGCTGAATTCGTTATCGCAGAGCGAGAACTGGACAAGTGGCTGAAGCAGGGAAAGAAGGTAATCCACCGCTTTTTGGACGATAAGCGGGGAGAGATTGAGACGGTAGGGGATCTCCAGTCAAATCTCAACCTTTTCCACTCCAATACCATCCAGCTCCAGTCCATGCTATACGGACGTCTACCCAAAGTGGAGGTAGATAGGACTTTCGCAGACGCGAATGATGACGAGGCGCGTGTCGCAGCCCTCATCCTCTCGCGTATACTCAACCAGGACATCCAAGCGGCTGGAGAGGACTACGCTTCGGTCCTCCGCTCATGTCTCCAGGACCGCCTCCTCCCCGGCCTAGGCTCTGCTCGAGTGAAGTACGACTACAAGAGCGAGATCACGGATGTTCCCCCGATCCTGGACCCCGTAACGGGGGAGGAAATGGCCGAGGGGTACGAAGATGAGAAGGTGACGGATGAGTGGGTGGATACGATTTACACTCACTGGACCGACCAACTATGGTCGCCCGCGCGCACGTATGGGGAGCTTCGGTGGAAGGCGTATCGCTCGTTTATGAACTACGACGAACTTTGCAAGAGGTTCGGCGATGAGGTTGCGAAGAATCTGCCAAAGACGTCAAAAGTTCCAGGGAGGGACAGCAAGAAGGAGGATTCGGTAGAGCCACAGACCGAGGTGTGGGAAATCTGGGATAAAACACGGACCAAAGTGTTCTGGTTCGTAAAGGGCTACGATAAAATCCTTGATTCAATGGACGACCCACTGGAATTAGAGGGCTTTTGGCCTGATCCACCTCCAATGATTGCAAATGTCACTACGACGAAGTACATTCCTCGTTCTGACTACGTCCTCGCGCAGGACCTGTACAACGAAATCGACAAATTACAGACTCGCATCTCGATCCTCACGGATGCGTGCAAATCCATCGGCTTTTATGATAAGAACAACGCTGGAATCAAGCGTGCCATGCAAGAGGGAGTGGAAAACGACCTTATTCCTGTTGATAACTGGGCGATGTACGCCGAGAAAGGAGGCGCAAAGGGAGTCGTAGACTGGATGCCAATTGAGACCGTCGCCAGGACAATTGAGATCCTCACCTCAAAGCAGGGTGAGAAGATCCAGCAACTCTACCAAATCACTGGTATGAGTGATATCATGCGGGGAGCTTCCCAGCCATACGAAGCAGCAGCGACGTCAAAGGCTAAGGTTGAGTTCGCCAGCATCCGTGTTCAGGCCCTACAGGACGACTTCGCGCGTTTCGCCAGCGAACTACAGAGCTTGAAGGTCCAGATTATACAGAATTTCTACGAGCCGTACTGCATCAAAGAGCAGTCGAACATCATGTTTACCGAAGACGGTAAGGATGAGATGCTTGTAGACCGAGCAATTGCGCTGATTAAGGACAAGAAGAGAATCAAGTGGCGCATCACCATTCGCCCGGAGAGTCTTGCGCTCGCTGACTATGCGAAGCTGAAGGCTGATCGTACTGAGTACATCAACGCTCTCTCAATGTTCATGCAGTCTGCGGCCCCGCTGGTCCAACTGGATAAGAAAATCACCCCAATTCTGCTTGAGCTCCTCAAGTGGGGCCTCGCCGGGTTCAAGGGTAGCAATGAGATTGAGGGTGTTTTGGACAAGGCCATCGCCCTATACCAGAAGATCTCCGAACAGCCAGACAACAAGCCAGATCCTGAGCAGATGAAGGCTCAGGCTGAGATGCAGGCGATGCAAGCGAAGCAGCAGGCTGAGATGCAGAAGCTACAAGGCGAGATGCAGATGGCTCGGGAAGAGCACGCAGCTAAGATGCAGCAGAGCCAGATGAAGGCTCAGCAGGAGATGGCAGCTCAGCAACAGCAGTTCCAGATGGAATTGACCAAGATGCGGGCTGAAATCCAGCAGGACCAGCAGAGGTTCCAGTTGGAACTGAAGCAAATGATGATGGAATTCGGCATGAAGAAGCAGGAACTCGCTGTAGAGGTGGAAGCCAAGAGGGCTGAACAGCAAGATCAATTCACTTTCAATACGGCGGAGAGAGAACATGAGGCGGAGGTACGTCTACAATCCGACAACAAAGGAAATGGAGGAGGTAACAGTTGAGCGGAATCGCGGCAGCGGCCTCCTTATCATGGGCGATATTGAACCTTTCAAGTCGCCCGTGGATGGATCCGTCATCACTGGCCGTTCTGCTCTTCGTCAGCACAACAAAAGACACAACGTGACAAATCCAGCGGACTACAAGGAAGAATGGAAGACAAAAGCGAAGGAACGAGCGAAAGTTTTCACCCCCGGTGCTGGATTTGATAAGCAGCGACGAATTGAACACATCAAACGGGCCCTAGAAAGGCCGAGTAAAGGAAAATAGTCATGGCCGAGAAAACACGACGCGAAATCCTATCCGAGGCCATTGAGGCCGATGAGGAAAACACTGGTGAACTCCAAGATACCGGGTCTGATTTGGGTGGGTCCGGAGTTTCTGAAGATACTTCGGGAGGTGATCAAGGAGATAGAGAAGCCGCCCCGGATAAAGATAGCACAACCGGTGAAGAAGACTCGAAAGCCAAGCTGGCCGATGACAAAGAACAGAAGGCAGGAGAGAAAGATCCTTATAAGAAAGAGCGCATCGCAGCCGCTAAGGATGATAAGGGCAAGTCGGGAGAGAAAGACGCCAAAGCTGGAGATAAGGATAAAACAGCTTCGGATATAAAGGCTCCAAACTCCTGGAAACCGGCAGAAAGGGAGCATTGGGCGAAGATTCCGAAGGAAGCTCAGCAAGCAATTCAGCGCCGGGAGCTGGAAGTCCAGCAAACTCTATCCAAAACAGCGACTGTTCGCCGTTGGGCCGAAGATTTTGCGAATGTAATCGCCCCGTACTCGCATCTCATCCGAGCACAGAATTCTACGCCTCTCCAGGCGATTCAAAACCTCATGCAGACGTCTGCCAGCCTGACAGTTGGAAGTTCCAGGCAGAAAGCGAACGTGGTAGCCCAGATTTGTCGCAATTTCAATGTTGACGTCAAGGAATTGGACGACGAATTGTCTAAAATCCTTGGCGTCGGCGGCCAAGGCGGAGAACGCAGACAAGAACAGGACCCGAACACTCTTCCTCCAGCATTCGCGCAGGCTTTGAAGCCAATTTACGACTTTATGGGGAACATCCAGTCTACCGTGGCTGAAAGGGATCAGCAACTTCAGCAAAATGCCGTGAACACCGTGGAAGACTTCCTGGCAGACCCGAAAAACGAGTTTGCGGAAGATTTACGCGACGAAATGGCTGATATCATGGAGATGAAGGCTGCGAGGGGCCAAAAAGTCACCATTCAGCAGGCGTACATGATGGCAGTCCGCCAGAACCCCGATATTGAGGCTATTGTTCAGCAGAGAACGGCTGCTGGCCGCGCGAATTCGAATAATGTATCGCGCGCGCGTAGGGCAGCCTCTACGATCAGTGGGAGCCCGTCTGGTGGCAACGCTGGAGCAAAGGGAGGAGGTAGTTCCCGCCGCGATGTGATTCGGGAGGCGATGAACGCGCAAGATCAGTAAAATAGTGCTTGCAATCTCTGGAATTTGGTAGTATGCTTCGTCCCGTGAGCTGAGAGCTAGGATCTCCCATCCCACGGGACGAGATCCCCAAGTTACGAAGCTGTCGTAAGAACAGAACTTTAACTTGGAGGTATCATGGCATTTCCGAACGTCTCAGACGTTGTTGCTACGACTATCGAAAGTCGTAGCGGGGAAATCGCCGACAACGTAACGAAAAACAATGCTCTGCTCATGAAATTGAAGCAGCGCGGAAACATTCGTACGTTTGATGGCGGTTCGGTCATTTTCGAGGAGATTTCGTACGCTGAAAACGGCAACGCTGGATACTACAGCGGATACGACATTCTCCCTGTCGCTGCGCAGGATGTCATCTCTGCCGCGCAGTTCAGCATCAAACAGGCGGCGGTTCCCGTCGTCATCAGCGGACTGGAAATGCTCCAGAACGCTGGCAAAGAGAAGATCATCGACATGCTCGATGGTCGCATGGATGTCGCCGAAGCCTCCCTCGCCAATCTGTTGGCTGGTGGCGTCTACGCTGACGGAACTGGTTCTGGCGGTAAAGAAGTGACTGGCCTCGGTGCCGCAGTCCCTCTCAACCCCACGACCGGAACCTACGGAGCGATTGATCGGGCGACGTGGGCGTTCTGGCGCAACCAGTTCACGGATACCACTGGCATCACTGCTGCGACCATCCAGGCTTCCTGGAATGCTCAGTGGGCCAAGCAGGTACGTGGACGTGACCGCCCGGACCTGATCATGGTGGACAACGTCACGTGGTCGTTGTACATGGCCTCACTTCAGGCCATTCAGCGGTTCGTGGATGTGAACTCTGCCAACCTCGGGTTCCCGTCCATCAAGTTCATGGATGCCGACGTGGTTCTGGACGGTGGCATCGGAGGCTTCTGCCCCGGTGGCGTCGCGTTCTTCCTGAACACGAAGTACATCTTCTGGCGGCCGCACGCTCAGCGGAACATGGTCCCTCTCTCACCGAACAAACGGTACGCGATCAATCAGGACGCTGAAGTCCAGATCCTCGCGTGGGCGGGCAATCTCACTACCTCCGGCGCACAGTTCCAGGGCCGTTGGGAT